AACCCCCTTGAGAAGAAGAGGAGATCGCACATGATCACCACTGAACCCACGCTCGGCGGCGGAACTCCCGCCGCTGTCTCCGCCGAGGAGACAAAAGAAGAAATCCGGCAGGACGACTACACGACCGTCGTGCAAGAAACTGCTGGCCACATTTTCGACTGCTTCACCGAGAAGAAGCAGCTCGACAAAAATGTGTTGCAGTCCGTGTCTTCCAACGATCTCTTGCGGGCGATGCAGCTCGCCCAGCGCGAGACGATCAACGCAATGTTGGAGACAGACGGCTATCGCCCGAGCCCACTGGCTTGGCGTCCGATGGTCGTTGCCGCGGGCGACAGGTTGCCCAAACCGTTGTTGGCCTTCCTCGAGTGGGTCAGCGTGGTGCGAATTGCGTTGCTCGAGGACGCTGGCGGGCAGAAGCTCAAGTTCGAGATTCGCAACCAGGCGGCGTTTGCTTACCAGTTGCGATTCAGGTGCCTGACGGAGAACGTGCAGACTGTCCGAGAGGACACGCCTGTAATGATCTTGCAGCCGGTCGACGGCCAGCTGCAGCTGCGTCAGTACAACTTGGGACTCTCGAAGAAGGGCTTCGAGCTGGGCGGCGTCAGCAACTGTGTCTTTCAGAAGGATCTCTGGAAGTCGCCGGCCGTGCGTTCGGAAGCTGCGCTGGAGCGAAGCTTCGCGGCACGGGGCAAGAAGCCCGGCGAAATCGCCAGGATGGTGAAGGGCGCTGCCCACCAACGGGCCAAGGTGGGCCTGAAAGCGGACATGTTCCCCGAGTTGCGAGGCGCGGCCTCAAACTTAGAGAGCATCGATCAGATCTACGCTGGCCTGGAGTTGGTCGAAGCGTTGATCGGCGCTGTGATGGCTCCTCGCGAGAACTCGAGACTCGCGGTCATAGCCAAAAAGACGAAGTACAGACCTGAGGTCATCAGCGACATGCTGACCCGCTTCGGTTACGTGCATCCCGTCATGACGACGGCGGAGGAGTCCGACGAGGACAAGGCGCTGTGCGATGACATCGAAGCCCAGCTCGGGGAGCACGTAGACGAGTACGTTCACCACTTGAAAGGCTTGGAGTTGGCACGGTCCAAGCAAAGGATGGTAACACCCTTCGCATTTGCGGAGCCGGCGTTGGCGTTCTCTCAGCTGCCGGATACGGTCAAGGAAGAGCACACCAGGAAGGTGCCGGAGTTGGATGCGACGGTGCTCCTACCGTCCCACAAGCTCCAAGGACGGGGCGACATTGGCCTGCTGCTTCGCCATAGCGACCTCGTTCGCGACTTCGATCCCCGATCGAAGAAGTGGACACCCAAAGTCGTTAGCGACTTCGGTCCCGTGATCAAGGCTTGTGGCGTGCTGGACGGCAGTACCTACAAATTGCTGCCGCAGGTATTCAAGCTGGGCGGACGGACGGTTGTTCCGGCGGCGGCCTTGCAGATGAACCGGTACGGCATGCCGGTGAACATCAGCCAGGAGGATACCAAGTGGCACCGACCGCAGGAACACGGGAACTCACGTTCCAAGCGACCCCGACGCGACAAGATGTCTCAGTCTGGCTCCAAATGATCTGCGAGACCGACCCGGTCATCTACCCGCACTGGGTGGCAGATCGGGCAACGGTCTATTTGGAGAAGACGGAGGCCGGCGATGATCTGTCGTTCGGCGTGTGTCTTACACGCGCTGCGATGATGGATTGCCGGCGATCGTACACATTGTGGTTCTGCGATGTGCCGCCAAAGGCCCTGTGTCAAGGGTCTAACGCCGAGCTGGCATGGTTCTCGTAGGTCTGCTCTCCCGCTCACGACTCCCCTAAAAGGGGTAGTCGTGGGCTTTTTTTAGCCATCAGGTCGTGCTACACTAAGGTGATTCAAGGAGGAACCGATGGTAAACGGACAACAGATGACCATGAACGCTGACCCACTAGCCGGCTTTGCCACGACGCCCATAGTCCGCAAGGATCAGTTTTGGGACGGGGGAAATCTGCAGGGCAGCAATCTTGACCCAGCTCAATACCACGATCCCATGAACGAACAAGTTCTGGGGGACCGGCCGCTGGTGGGTGTTATTCCGTCAGGCCGCTGGGGCGCCACAGGCACGATCGTACGTCGAGCGACTGAGGAGGGCGCCCCGATCGGCCACAACCCCGATGCCGTGGCAACACAGGTCATCGTGGACCCTGACGTACCGGGGCAGGGTTTCATGATCGACCCGACGCAGATCCGTAAGGATCAGATGGCGGCAGCAGTGGCCGCAGTTTCGCCCCGTTCAGCTACATCGATTCAAGACCGACGCTTTCGCGCATCACACATTCTGCGACAATTTGCAACCGGCGGCATCCCTGAACAGGCACCGCCGAGCATTCATCGAACTGCGAGGGTATCCCCGATCAATCTACCAAACCAATACGTGGTGCCAGAAGCCACCGACGGAGGAGGACAGCGACCGATGGAACAACAGCAAATGGGCCAACCGCAAATGCAATTCCAACCACTAGGCCAGCCTGGGCTCGGCCAAGGCGTCGCAACGGCGCCCGTCGTGGAGCGGCCCAACTCCAACGTAGGGCCAAGCACACAGGGCATGCATGTGCCCCAGCAGCCGCAGATGCAGCAGCAGCCGATGCAGCAGCAACCGATGCAGCCCACCGGGCAGGTCAAGGCAGCATCGCTCGGAGGTGCTGTACATGCGCCAATGCCCCAGCAGATGCAGCAGCCCCAGCAGATGCCGCAGCCCCAGCAGATGCAGCCCCAGCAGATGCAGCAGCCCCAGCAGATGCAGCCGCAGTACCCGCCAGCCAACGGTGGTCCACTGGGCATGCCAGCACCGGCTGTCAATTCACCAGCGCCTGCGTCGCTGTTCGATGCCCTGGCACCGGCGCCGGCGCTCCAGGAGCAACGCCAAGCCAACATCGACCAGGCTGGCAAGCCGCCCACGTTCAAGATGACCTTCGAGATTGCGGGGATGCCGTTTCAGCAGGATGCGTTCTTCCATCAGATCATTCGTAGCGATGCTAGCTTGATCTTGGTGTTTGACACTAGGGCTGTAGGCTTCCCAAAGACCTTTCCGATGGCCACCGACGCCGACATGATCTGCCAGATCGCCGGCCAGGAGATGATCTACCAGATCAAGACCACGGGCATCCAGTTCCCGTTCCTCAACTACGAGATGTGCGTGCTTCTCATCAAGAGCGAGCACCCCATCAACCAGCCGTCGCCGGAGGAGGTGCCTATGACCCAGCAGCACATGGTGCCGTCGATACCACTAACACCCTAATGAATTGACCTTCACAAAATCTGTGAATTCAAGGAGGATATACGTCATGGAAAAGCAAGGAGTCATTAAGGACGGTGTCACACCGCCCGAGAAGGAAAAGACAGACAAGGAAGCAGCAGCGCCGTCCCCGCAGCAGCTGGAGCAGGATCCAGTTCGCCGGATGACGGACAAGGTCGCTGATAAAACCAAGTCCGAAAAACCATAGTCCAAGGACGGACCCATGTCGTTCCTCATGCCACAATTCGGGACGTCCAACCGGACGTCTCGCAATACACAGCCATTCCCCGACCCTTTCTGTGACTACGCGTCGTTGGCCATGCCGACGACGTTCACCAACGCGTTGAAGTGGTGTGAGTACATCATCCTCAACAATGGGGTGTATCGCTCGGCCATCGAACGCGTGATTTCGTACTTCCTCACCGATATCGAGATCGAGGGCACCGATCGCAAGGGTAAAGAGAAGTATCTCGACTACCTCTACGACACGCTGGGCATCGACCAGGTGTTGCAGCTCGGTGCGTTGGACTATCTGACGTACGGGAATCACATCGCGTCGCTGGTCGTCCCGTTCCGTCGCCACCTGTCCTGTCCGAAGTGTGGCTTCGAGGTGCCGTTGAAGACGGTGGCCAATACACCGGCGTACGGGTTCAGCTGGTCGAACGAGTTCCGCGCCAGTTGTCCGAAGTGCCACTATCAGGGCAAGTGGACGCACATCGATCGCCGGTCGGCCGAGGAAGATGACCTGACGATCAAGCGGTGGAACATCCACGAGCTTGAGCTGCTGTGGGATCCGTACTCGGAAGCCACCGCCCACGTCTGGCGAATTCCGCCGTACTATAAGAACAGCCTCAACCGTGGAACGCTGCACGTCCTTGAACGCGCACCGTGGGAGGTCATCCAGGCTGCCCAGCACGGCAAGCACATCCTCTTCGACCCGGATGTGATCTACCACGCCAAAGAGGACACGCTCTGCGGCGTCATGAACAAGGGCTGGGGCATCAGCCGCATCCTGACGAACTTCCGGCAGGCCTGGTACGTCCAGGTGCTGCACAGATACAACGAAGCCATTGGCTTGGACTACATCATCCCATTCCGCGTCATTACACCCGAGCCTCGCTCTGGGTCCGGTGGTCAGAACGGCATGATGGGCGACCCGCTGTTTTCAGCGGATATGGGTGGCGTCACCGGAATGATGAATTCCATGTTAGCTCAGCGACGCATGGACCCAACGTCGTGGTTCACGCTCCCGTTCCCGGTTCGCTATCAGGCGCTTGGAGCGGAAGCAAGCCAAATGGCTCCGCACGAATTGATGGACCAGGGCCTCGACACGCTGCTCAACGCGATCAACGTGCCCGTCGAGTTCTACAAGGGTACGCTCACGCTCCAGGCCGCTCCGACGGCACTGCGACTGATGGAGAGCAGTTGGACCCACCTCGTGTTCATGTTGAACCGTTATCTGCAGTGGATCGTCAACAAGATCAGCGTTGCGCTGTCTTGGGACGAAGTCACCGCACGACTTGAGCGACCTAGCCATGCCGACGACCTCAACCGTCAGCTCGCCAAGCTGCAGCTGATGATGGGTCAGCAGATCAGCCAGACGACTGGCCTCAAGTCGGTTGGCCTCAAGTTCTCCGAAGAACAGGACAGACTGCTCGACGAGCAGAAGTACGTGGCCGAGAAGTCGCAAGAGGTCCAAGAGGAACTTGAAGCCGCTGGCCTCGGTGACGCAATGGCGCAAGGGATGCTTGCCGGGCCTGGCGCTGCCGGCGCTCCTGTGGACCCCGCAGCTGCAGCCGGAGGCGCACCGCCAGCCGGCGCTCCCATGGATCCCGCAGCCGCAGCTGGAGGCGCACCGCCGCCAGCCGGCGCAATGCCAGGCGCAATGCCAGGCGCAATGCCTGTCGACCCCGTCGAGTCTATCCTTGCACAGCTGCCGACGTCCGACTTGGAGTCGATCAGCCCGCAAGAGTTGTATCAGATGGCCGAGACGCTTGCCCAGCAGATCTTTGGCATGCCGTCGACGCAGCGTATCAGCTCGCTTCGTAAGTTGAAGACCCGCAACGAAATGCTACACTCTGTTGTGAAGTCCCGACTCGAAGCGATGGATAACCAGGCAAAACAGCAAGGTCAGATGATGGCCCAGCAG